CGGCGGTCAAATCCTCATTTGCAGTTAGCGTAACAATTTCTCCCCCTATAAATTCCGGGTGCAGTTTTCCATTAGCCTCTAACTTGGGTACCCGGCCCTCGTCAAGCGTGGGGTCAGCATTACGCTCGGCAGCGTTAATGAAATCTGATGGTGATGTTAGGTTGTCCTCAGCAATCATAATATTTATTATTATACACTAGCTGTCACACGGTAGGTTATTGTATTGTCCTCGCCGCTAGCTTTAACCAGTGGGGCCGCCAATATTAACCGGCTCCACAGGCGTCCACTTGCAAGGGTAATGGTGCCGTCAATAAATGCCCCAATTTCAGTATATGTGTCGTTGGGTGTTAATACGTCTGGAAAAAACGTTTTAAACGTAACCTGCAGACCACTGCGCACCGTTGACGCACCGGCTACAGCCGACCTAGCTAATTCGTTACCAAGCTGGGTATTGGAGGCGTTAGGTGCAACAGCACCGTCTCCAAGTGCTATGTGGGTAATTGCACCGCTGTACGTTTGGTTATTAGCAAGCAAGTCCAGCAATATAAAAACGCCGCGCTGCGCATTGCCAACTATTAGGTTTGGTAGCCACCCCGTTTCCCGCAGCACTGCGCCGGTTTTGCTGCAGGTGGTCACTAGGTTGTACTCACCCTTTAAACCAAAACTATTATTTAAATTGTGCTGCATACTGGTAGTGTATCACGCGCCAGCTATGCACCCCACGTGCTAAACCCCCAAACCCCCGGCTCGCGGCCAGCCCCAGCCGGCGCCCAGTAATACGGCCCGGTCTTTTTGCGTATCTCAATTATCTCATCGGACATACTGAAACCGTCACCCACCATTAGCAGCCGCTGCAAAACCTCGTTTGCAGATATGGATATGTTGTTACGGGTTTCCCCAATAAGGCTAACCAAAATATCATCAAAAGTTGTTTGGCCGCTTTTAATAAAATCTATATCAAACTCAAAACTGTCGTGGCCGTTCATGCTGCCCTTTACAGCGTTAACTTTGTAGGTGCTATTGATGGCAAACTTGGTGCTGTTTATAACTACACTCTGCCCAACTTTAAAACCGGTGTTAGTGGTTTTAAAACTACCCTCGCGGCTGCCCTCTCGCCACTGGTCAACTAATGCGCCAGCTACACTTTCAGCCTCGGCAATAGAATTTATAGACCTGCTAATTTCAATGTGTTCTCGTTTACCGTACTGCCCAACAGACGCCTCGTCAGTTAGCTGAATAATTAGCGGTATTTTTGCGTCACCAAACACAGCCACAACTTGATCAGCGGTCAGCGTGCCATCGGGAAAACGCACTAGCTTCTCAGCAAAGTTGTACAGGCAATCAAAATCAGCAGCGTCATCAATAAAATCTATCCCCACATCTTGGGCCACAGCGTCAACGGTAACCTGTACGTTGCTGTATTGGTATACCAGTGGAAATGTATTATCTACGCCGTTGGCTTCGTATTTATCAACGGCGTCAGCTGCAGATATAGCTTGGTCGTACTGCCCGCCACGTACAAATATTACGTTTTTTAATTCCAGCAAGTTTGCGTCAAAATTTAAACTGCTGGTTATATGGCTGCCGTTGTTATCTAAAATATCAACCGGGGCCGTACGGTCACCCAGCTGGAAAATCTCGAGCACATTATTGGCGTTAATTGCCCAGTCCCAACCAATGTCGTTGCAAATACGTTTAATGGCCCGGGACGGCTCCATGTAATTAAACCGGGCAGTCCTAATACTTGGGGTGCCGCCTGGATCAGTAAACGTTACACCGGTCACAAAATTAGCAACAATGTCAGCAATAACCGCCCCCGCCGTGGTGTTTTGGTACCCTTTAATTACCAGCCGCCTGTCCAAAATATAGTAACCGTCCAGTGCAGTAAACTGGTACATTTTTAGCTCGCTACCCGTGGTATTTTCGCTGCGGGCAGTAATGGTGCCTTTAAAATAATCGTTTACCCCGTCAAGTTTAAACGTAACTGACTGGCCCAGTGCAGGTATAGTTTTTTCACCCGCCACCATAGAAAATAGCAACTTGGCTGGTTTTTTGTTTAGCGTCTGGGTATAGCGCAAACTTTGCTGCCTAATGTCGCTAGTGCGGTCCGCGTTGTTAATTTCCAAAATCATACCCGTATCATTTCCTTTAGGTTACCAGCCATGGCCCGCTTTACTTTTTCCACCAATTCCTCGCCGGTGACGTCACCGTAAACGTTAACCACCATGCCACTGCCGCCTTGGTTTAGATCATGGTTAGGCACAATCATACCAGCAGTGGCTGGTCTAAATATTTCTGGCCCCATTTCACCAACCACGTACTCTGTGCCGCCCGTTACGGCCCCACCAGTGGCCCGACCACTAATTGTGGCCCCACGGTCAATAATGCTCTGTACACCCCCGCTAACTGACCGCCCTACGGCACTAATTGCCTTTCCACCCAGCTCCAAGGCCCTTTGTGCAAGATCAATAACCTTTTGTATAGGCGCTAGCATAGTTTCCATGGTGTTAATAATGCCGTCTTTGGCACTGGTAAACACCGCCTTTATATTTTCCCAGATATTGGTAAACAATTCGCTAACAAACGTCCAAGCTGATGACCACATTTCCCGGACGCCACCAAGCCACGTGCCAAGCGCGCCACCAATAAATGCCAACGCATTACTAATATACCCACCAATAGCCGTAAATATTACCAGCACCAAATCGAGCATTAGTTTAAAATTTTCCTGCCACCCGGGGAACATAAAATCAAATAGGGTAGCGTAGGCACCAATAATAAAGTTTATGGCGGTAAAGAAAACCGTTTTAATTACCTCCCAAGCGGTGCTGATAAAATTGGAAATACCAGTCATGGCGTCACTGGTTGCGCTGGTAACCGTGTCCCAAAGCCCCACAAAAAAATCTTTAATACCGCCCCAGTTATTTATAATTAAATATGCCAGCCCGGCAATAATACCCCCGGCAATAATAAACGGTGCCGCGGCTAGTAGCATTGCACCAAACGCAGCCAGCGCAGCAACTGCTAGCGTACCAAAAGAAATTGTTGCCGCGATCAGTGCGGGCACCAACACCCCTAAAATCATGCCGCCTAATATACTAAAAACCAAACCGTTTTCTCTAACATAGTTGGTGACGCTTTCAAGCGTGCCGCGCCAGTCGCCCATTATTTCAGACACTCTAATCATTGCTGCAGTAAGAAAATCAACCAACCCTGTATTTGTGGCAAGGTCAGCAAAGAAAATACCGGCACTATCTTTCATGTTTGATAGCGCTTGGTTAAATGACCCACTTTGGTTTTGGAACGCGTTAAAAAACTTGCCGCCCTCGTCGTTGGCCTCGTCAAACATTTGTACAAGCATGTCAAAAGTAACGCCCCCGGAACTAATCAGGTCAGTTAAAGCCTCCCCAGTGGCCCCGGTAGTTTCCTGCAACATTTCGTAAATAGGCAACCCAGCAAAAGCAAACTGTTTAACGTCAATCATGCTGGCCTTGCCCACCGCACCAATCTGCTGCAGGTTTACAATAATGCGGTCCAACTCGCTTTGCCCTTTACCCATAGCAGCAAGCCCCTCACCCACGTCAAGCAAAATATCGATTGATTTGTCGCCGTCTTTTGTTACGGCAGTAAGCAACTGCGTGGCCTTGGTTAACCCGGGTAGCTCAAACGGTGTACGGGCAGCCTCAATTTTTAAACGTTCAACGGTACTGCGTGCCTCCTCGGCGCTGCCTAGCAAAGTTGTTAAACCAATTTCAGCTGTCTGCAAATCAGCCGCAATTTTTACACCCCAGCCAAGGCCAGCAATGCCGGCTGCACCAACTGCAACCAGTGAGCGCTTTACTGTTTGCAGCGTGCTGTCCCACATAGCGGTCAACTGGTCAGCTTTGCCCAACTCACCGCTAACCCGCTGCAGTTCTTTACTGGCGTTGTCTCGCAGGCTGAGAATTAGTTGTAGTTGGCGGCTATCCATGCTTATTGTGTTTATTTTTGTGGGCTGCTAATTTGCGGCGGGTGTTAATGATTTTTATATAGGTAAGTATATCACTTAACCGCTGGGTACGTATCTGCTCAGGCGTCCAACCATACTCGCAGCTCAGCATTTCAAAAAACACAATTTCGCTGGCGTCAGCTTTACCCTCCAGCTGCCACTTTAAATCAGCCTCGGAGGGTATTATTTTTTTTCGGTTTTGATTTCGTCAATAGCGTCCTCCAACAGACCACCATCAGCAATGGTTAGGTTTTTGTGCCAGTCGGTACTGTATTTAATTTCCTTGCCCTCCAGGTCGGTAATTTTATTTATCAGCAATTCGGCAGCTTTAAACTTGCCGGCTACAATAGCATTGCCGTCCATTTTAATTTCTCCAGTTTGTGCGCCGCTTTGTATTTTGCTGGCCATGTCTGAACTTATGCGCATAGCACTAACCGTGGTGGCTTTAATTTCTTCGTTCATGCCATAAGTAATGTTTTCAATCAGCTCTACTAGGTGCGTTGTAAGTTGGACAGTTTTCATAAAAATGTATTATTGCATTAATTACTACAATCATATCACAATGCCGCAGCGTATGGCTGCGGCATTGTGTGTATACCCGGCCCGTTAGGACGTAGGTACGTTTGGATATGCGGTGGTTAGGTTTTTGACGGTTACTTGGCTTTGCTTTGCGTCTCCAGCGTTGTAAAACGCTCTAAATGAGACTTCCTGCGTAACCAGTGCGTCAGCGTCCCCGCTGCGGTTCCAGTCAGTTATCTGCACGTTGTACAGCAGCACCTCAATACTTGGGTTTTCGCCATCGTCCAGATCAGCCTCGCCGGTAATGGTTAGCGACATATACATGGTTGCGTCACCAAGGTAAAAGTCTTTAAAGACTTCGTTAGCAAAGTTTAGCGTCATTGACCCCTCAATCATCATTTTGCTGTTGTAAATATCGTCAGCTGTGTAGCTGCCAACCACGTGGTCACGTACTAACCCGGTGTCATGGGTTAGGGTAATATTTTTTGCTTTAACTGCTACAGCTGCACCAAGGCCGGCTGCAGTAGTTGCATGCTTTAGCACAATGTCCCGGGCAATAAAGTCATACTCGGTATCGTAACTAACGCTGTCGCTGTTGGTTGCGCTCAGTGCCGCGACAAACGCTGCGTTAAACCGGACATAATCATCAACGGCTGCAGTAATTTCAAACGTGCTCAGCATGGCGTTACCAAAAGCGCTTTGCTGCACGCCCCCGTCTTTTGCAAACAGGGTTAGAGATTGGTGTTGTATATTTTCCTTTAGGTTAAATACGTGGGTGTACGCTTCAGTCGTACCAACCTGCGTACTGACACACATGCCATACAAGTTGGCAAACATAAACCCGACCATGTCAACGTGTAGAATACCTTGCAGGTCGCCCTCCACGTACCGCTGCACAGTGCGCCGTCCCTGCGCGTCAGCAAGCCCACCCCGGGTAGTCTCGTCAATTGCATGGGCTGCCTTTTCCACCACGTTAGCAGTAATTTTACGGCACCACTTGTCCGCTACGGTTTCAGCGGTCCCACGGGTAGCCTCTGTAGCAATCCCAAACTCAATTTGTCGTCCAATTATTTCCATAAATTATTTTTTAATATACAACATTTTTAATAGTGTAATTGTATCACGTCAAACGTTTGTTAATACTTTAATCTCCAGTGTTAGTGGTGCATACACGGCCAGCCCGTCCTTGTCGCTAATTACCTGCCACGGCTCAGCAATGTCAATTTTTTGCCATATGCGGTGCCCGGCGTCACTGGTACCCGCGTCCCACGCGGCGTCAAACGCCGCAATAATATCATCAATAACGTTTGGTACGGTTGTGGTAAATGCTATCTCTTGCGTCATGGCTGCGCTAATACCGACCTCAACGTGCAGGTCAAATCGGTACACTTTCATATTTTCTGCAACACTATCAAAAGTATTTTCAACCCCCGCCGGGTTTACAGTAACGGAGGGGAAGGCAGCAATATTTGTTTTTGGGTACATGGCCACAGTTTTTACCCGAGTAACCGTGGCAAGGGTTGCAGCAATTTTAGTTAGTAGGGTAGTGTACATGGTTTTATTATATCAGTTATTTTGCCAGCAGGCCGACAATATTTTTTAGTAACTCGCTTTCCAAGCTGCGCAATTTGTGCTGGTTATAATCGTACGTGTGTTGTAGCCATGGCCGGCCTTTCATCTGGCCCCGGGGTGTACCGTTGTGCACATAATCCATATATTTACGCGCCTGCCCGTTTGGGTTGGGGCCAATGCTGGCACTGTAGCGCTGGAACTTTGTTATGTGGCTGTCCCGCAAAGTACCAGACTTTTGCCGCTGGTAACCGCGGGGGTAACGTGGATCATTACTGACAGGCGCACCACCACTGGTGGCACCGACCCGCCATGGTCGGCTAACAATGGTTTTTTTATACTTAGCAATGCCGCGCACCAAGTATTTTTTAGTCTCGTCGCCAACAAATTCCGGGCTTTTACGTACCGCGCGTTGCAATTCTTTAAAACCAATTAGTTGTATATCTCTGCCGCTCATGTTTTGTATTGTAGCACTTGCTGTGTGCCCTGCCCTATCGATGGCCTCTGGCAAATCAGACCCTTTCGCACTAATACTGCATACCGTTAGCAGGGTAGGGGAGGGGTTTGTTTTTACAAAATAACGTTATTTGTAAGGGTTCTATCGGTGTCCCAGCAATTACGGCTAGCGTCCCACGGTTGCGTACCCCTTTCGTTATATAAGTGGTATGCATAGGCCATATTGCCCTGCGTTGTTTGTATGTCGTGTCCGAGATTTGCTGCAGTGTCTTGGTGGTAGCTGGCCATAATTTGCATAACGCCAGTGGCGCTGCTGCCCTGTTCGTTTGTTAGTACCACACCTTTATATTTATGCTGCCGGTATTCGCTTTCGCACTTTGCAATAGCTATTAGCACTGGGGTGTCTTTAAAAAAGTTACGTACTTGGGCCTCAACTTCCCCGGCTGGTACGCGCTCGGGCACAATAAGCGGGCAATCCTCTAAACACAAAACCCCAGCAGGTAAACTGGCCGGGGTTGGTTTTAGATCAGGGGCTTCTATGGTTGTGGTTGCAGGCGCAGTGACTGCGGGAAAAGTCGTGGTCGATTGGGGTATGTAAAAATTAAACGCCGGGGGTATTGGGGGTTCAGCTTTTTGCGCTGGCATACGTAACAAAAACGGGGTTGCAAAAATGGCAACCGCCAACAGCATTATAAAAAAAGTGACTAATTTATCTGACATTATACGTCTTTAATAAGCACGCACTGCAGGTGGGAGTTATGGCCAATAACGTTGGTCTGTATTTCGCTCAAGCTGTAAGTGCCACCAAACGACCCCCCAGTAATAGTAATTTTGTCCCCACTTTGTACGTCTGTGCCCAGCGCACACCACAGCATAAACGTTTTACCCCACGCCTCACCAATTTGTTGGGCAAACTCAATACGTGCCTGCTGCACTTGGGCTAAAATATTACCCACCGTAACCAGCCCGGTACTTTCATTATCGTCCTGCAAAGCCATGCGCTGCACGCTAACGGTTTGTGTAAAAAAGCGGCTAATCATAAATAGTAACGCTTGTACGCGTCTAGCGCGGCCACTGCGCTTTTATAATCGGCCATGCTGTTTTGGTCATTGGCGTCATAGCTAACGCTGTAATTACCAATTTTCTCCATGGTTATTTTGTCGCCACCACCCCGCTGCTCGTTAATAATACCCGCCACTAAAACGGTTGCGCAAAACTCAATATCAGCTGGCACAGTAGCGCTATACCCCCACCGTGCCGTCACCCGGTTGTTTTGCCGCCCATTGGTAAAATGGTGGCTGTTTAGATCAATACTGGTAATTGGTTTTCTAATAGCAGCGTGGTTTGCTGGGTTTGTAAAAAACCGGTCTGGCCCACTCGCCTGCATAACTAAAAAATTACCGCCGTAACTATCCTGCCCAACGGCCACCTCGGTAACAGTTATTGCGTCTGGGATAATTAGTTTTGTAGTGCCATCACCATCAAACAGCCGGGCCGTAGCTGTTGCGTCCGCAATAAAATTGCGCCCAGTAATTAGGTCAATTTTATTTTCAACCGCGGCAATCCAAAGTTGTATTTGTGCGTCAAAACCGGTGTCAATATCAGTTAGCATATAAAGCTGCAGTTTTGTTCTAGTTGTGTATCCTTTTGCTGACATACAAATATAATACCATGCGGCTAAACCATACTGGCAAATAAGCGGCGGGCGTTTGCACCAACTGCGCTCGCGGCTTCGTGTTCAACTACTAGCTTTGGCGGAAAACTAGCGTGTTCAGATGACGCAAATAAAGTGTTTTGGAAACCACTAACCGGAGAATCGTCAATGTCATTTGCTACCCGCATGACGTACTTGGTAAAGCCCGACCCGTCAACCAAGGCTAAACCAGCAGGGTTTAACACAAAGTCTCTCCACGCATTTCCGTTTGTTAAACTTACGTCAGTTGTGCAAAGCCGTATGTCGTTTGTAAATAGTGGGTAATCTGTACCTGCAATAACCGTTGTGGAAACTTTGTCACTTTGCACAATATTTCCCGTTCTGGTGCCAAAAGCAAACCCACGCGATATTTGTCTAATAGAAAATGTCGCCGACAAAATGTCATCTGTACCCAGTGCTGACGTGTCAAATTCTATAAATCCGCGGGTAATACGCCAGTCAGTAGCACTAACCCGGCTGGAACTTACTTGTATGTTAGTAGTGTCATGGGCACCTGTTAAAGCGTCACGTGCAGCGTCCCAACTTGTAGTTCCGGTACCGATATGGCCATCTCCAACCAAAGCAAAAAACGTGGTTACCGTTCTACCAACTTTGCCTTTTTTAATTTTTTTGGACCGCTCGACTTTGTTTACAATTAGATCAGTGGTTTCCTCGATTGCGTCCAGCAGTGCCTGCCGGGGGTCGTACCTGTACCTAGTTTTAATAACATCCCCATCGCTTAAAGTTTGTATGGTTTCGACGTCACCGTTTGGGTCCTCAACCATAACTGGCAGGTTAACAAAGCGTAGCCGCTCAATGTCCACTGAACCGTCTTTACTAAAACCAATTTGCCTTCTGTTTTTCCACATCTGCACAGCTACCTCGACGCCAATACCAATATCTTTTACTTTTAAAATATTTATTTCAAATCGCTTGGCTTGTTTTTTTTCGCTGGTTGCTATTTTTTTTAACTCAACCATTTGCGGGTTTTCTATACGGTTTTCTTTTTTTAGTTTTCGCATATTAAAGTATGTCCCAATCGTTAACCCCAGTTTTTTGCAGACCCCGGTAACCACCCTCGGCGGCTATTTCCAAAGTAACAGCAACGTCACCATAAATAGTAACGCCTGCACCGGCTGCAATTGTAGTTGAACCAGCGGCACCCTGTTTAACCAATAATTTTGCACCAATCTCAAAAGCGACATCTGCGTTTGGCGGTATGGTTAATGTATTAGCAGCAGCGTTAGACATGGTTACTGTGTGGAAAATGTCTGTCAGCGCCAGTGTGTATGCCGTACCGGTTTGGTTGTTAAATGCACCAAGGCCATTAGCCTTTAGACTTACCTGTGCCTGCAGCTTTCCTATTGCCGCCAAAATTGTATCGGTTGCAACCACCGCGGTACTGGTAGCTGTAGACAGCCCGGTTAGCACTCTGGTAATAACCAAGCCCAGTAAATAACCAGCCCGGCGTCCCGTCATAGTGCGCAGCGTTGCCGCTGTACCCGCGGCTATCTCAGCCACGGTAATTTCTGTGTACGTGGTATTAGTGTCAGGCGTCACAAGGTTACCTGTACCAAGCACAGCTTCACCGTTTACGGTTTTAATATTTGTGCCAGAAATTAGTGTGGCCTGTTTTGCGTCAAGCGCGTTTTGCAAACCAGCAACACCAGCAATAGACAAATTATCTAGGGTGCTACGGTTAATTTCAATAAAATCTACAATTTCCTGCAGGGTATCTAACGTGGTTTCGTCTGAACCAATAAGCGTATTGATATTGTCAATAAACCCCTTTAAAACTTGGCCCTGCGCTGCCGTTAATGGCCTGTCGGCAGCTCCACTGGTTAGGTTGTTAACCAAATCAGTAATATTTAATTTTAACGCGGCCCGCTGATTTAGCTGCGTGGTAGTTTCATACGCTGATAGGTCTTGATCAGGCGTAGCATTAGCAGCCACTGTGGCTAGCTTTTGCTCGTCTGCTAGTGGGTACGTACGCTTACCTGTGTTTATTTCAATTGCGGCGTCCTGCAGGTCATTTTTAGCGCCCTGTGCGGTGCTAATAGGCTTGGCTGCGTCCGAGGTATTATTAACCAGCTCTAAACCGACATCCTCGGCGGTTACGTCATCCAAGGTTTTATCAATTATGGCCTGCACGGCAAAGCGCACGTCAGTGGTGTTGTCCTTTACGGCGTATACCTGCTCAGTG